ATCTTTGTTGTCAGTGGTTTTGAATGTAACTACAAGTCCCAAAGCACCACTTGCTGCTTTGTTAATGTAGGCCATAGATACTTTCAGTGGATAGATACCTGATTCAAGTGGTCCGTTACCACCACCTACACGATCAGTATCGTCAGCGATGGAAGTATCAGAGGTGAGGTTTGCGAGAATTGACATGAGTAAGTTCCTTTAAGTTAGGATTACGGGTTGGGGATCGGATTGTAATAAGTTCAAGCGTAGTAATCACGCAGTTTGTTCAGTACCAACTGCATATTGTTATCAATATACGTTTCTTTGGTATCAAACAGTCCCAGTGGTCCACGCAATCTCTCATTGATGGTTTCTTTGGTTAACTTGCACTGGAATACATACTTGAATCCAAGTGCTTCTTCTTCAGGGGTAATGGTCAAAAGATCAGAACCATAATCTTTCAACGCTTTTAGTGGTACTTTCTTGGAGGAAATTACCACTGTGAAGTAACTCTCAATACCGTTGTTCTTCAACGATCCTTTGACAGGTACTTTTGTCTCTACAACCATTTCAGATTCATTTAATGAATCCAAAGTATGTGCTGTAAAGATCACACTCTTAGTAGACTTGGCTACGTACTGTTGCATCAATACTTTGAAGTACTGAGCGAACTGTCCCCAAGCTTGCATCCCATTGGCTGCATTCAGGACATACACAGACTCATACATATCCAGTAGATAGGTGAGACTATCTACAACGATGGTATGCACTTCTGGCATGTTCTCAGCAGCTTCAAATGCCTCATTGATCTGGAGTGGATCAGTGATGGTGAACATCTGAAACTTTGAGTTAAATGGTAATCGCTTACCTGCCTCACAGTTCAAATACATAACACCTTCTGGTTTCTCCAGACCCATGAGTGATGCTGATTTACCAGTAGCTGATTTGCCACAAAGTAATACTAGATGGTCGTTTGACATATTTCTCCAATAAAAAAGGCCACATTCCTGTGGCCTCGGTGGTTACAAATGAGTTAACGCTTTGCCATACTTTTAGATACGGTGATCATGATGGTAGAAATGATTTCTACTTCTGTTAGCTTATCTGGTATCTTATCGTTCAGGCTCATAACCCTAGTACGGATACCTTCAAAGTCAAAGCCAGCATCTAGCAAGATCATGGCGTAACGTAGCAGCATATTGTTTCTGTTGCCATCACCAATATTGTTCATGACCCAACGCTCCAAGTTATCCATAGAGCTTTGTGTATTCAGCAATACTTTACGTTCTTCATTCTTAGTGGTTTTAGGAATGAAAGGCAATGCATCCAGTATTTCACCTTCGTTGTACTCATAGCTACCATTATTGGATAGCCATTTACGTGCACGTTGATTAGTCTGCCTGTCTACATCAAACGGAAGCCACTCATATACATTTGTCATGAACTCTTTGTAGTCCTTGGCATCCATGTGTAGTTCGTAATTAAGTGGGAACAGAATACGGAACCTATGCTCTGTTTCAGTATGACGTTTGGTTGTGTACATCATGAACTTGTAGTTCTTGAGTAACAGTTTGGCAGTGCTCATATTCACACCACCATCTACATCAACTACAACCAGATTGAAACCTGGAATACAGTTCTCTTCATTACGATACCCACCATTCAAATGGTGTGCTACCCAATGTAGACCGTCTGTTTGAGTAAGCAAATGAAGCTTTTCAAATGGAGCGTGTTCATTGGTATAACCAGTAGTCATGTCAGAGCTATAACTGAGTACCATCTTTTCAATGTCAGACTCTTTTAAAGTCTCACCTCGCAAGAACTCTACAGCACCATCAAATGATTTCTTGATAATGATGTTGTTCTTGTATCCATAGGCAATAGCCAATGAAAGCATCTCTGCTTTCTGAGCAGCTGTACCACGGTAAAAAGGTAGGTCATCTACCAGATCAGCCTGAGTAATGTCATTTTTAATGGTGGCAATGTACTTGGCTAACTTGACATAGTTACGGTCACGACTGAGCAACAGATTGAAAGCTGCACCAGACTCTTCAGCCAACTTAATGGCGTAGTACAGATGCTGCAATGTCAACTCTGTAGAGTCGTCTATGAAGGCATATGCACCTGCTAGCTTCAATGCTTTGAAGTAACGATGAGACAGTTCAGCTTTCTTCATCTCAGCATGGAATGGCAGTTCATTGGCTTCCTGCTCACACTTCAATTGATACTCAATGAGTACCAGTGTGGTTTCCTTACTGATAGTCAGCTTGCGATTGACATTGATCATGTCAGCAAGTGACTCTAGCTTGTCTGCCAGTGAATCAAGATACACGTTGTCATCTTGACTGGTTTGTAAGGTGTAGGCTTCTTCAGGACTGATCTTGGTGAACTTGTTGGCTTCCTTGATGTAACCAAAGAAACACCTACGGGCATAACCTTGATCCAGCATTGAATACAGTTCCTCTTCTGGTTTACCACCATTGAGTAACTTAGCTGCAGTACCAAACATCATTAGATTGGTTGGAGTACGTCCAATAATCTCTTCACTGCGTACTGAGTCTGCAGAGTTTTTAATGAGCTTCTGTTTAATAGCACCTACGTCATACAGTTCCATGAACGTATTGAGTACGTCTATGCTGCCAACCAAGTTAGCACCAATCTCATCTACTTGAAGATTCAAGCAACCTGCATCAGCCATTAACAGCTTATGACGCTGTTGTTTGACTGCTGGTGGTGTGGCTGAATCAAAGCTGAATAGTAGTGGTCCTGAAGAGTCAAACTCTTTGGTAACACGTACCAGTTCCTCATCTGGATCTGTACCCTTACGATTAGCTCGTTTGATAGCCAACTTTGGCAAGTTAGCATCAGCCAGCAATGGAAAGGTTTCTTCCATGAATCGACTACGGAACTGGTTGATCACTTGGTTCTCAATAATGCCAGTAGACCTGCCCTTACCGAAACCAGAAGTAGCCAGATTCAGGGCATACATATTGACAGGGATCTCTCCACGGTCATGTGTATTGATGCTGCATCGCATTGAAGATGCAATCACACTAAAGTAGTAACCAGCCAATACCCTGAAGAACAGTGGATTGTTATTACGTAGTTTTTTGCATAGGATGCCAACCAACTTTTCAGACGTTGGGTGGTACTCCATTTCACTAAATGGGATCATATTTACTCCTTAAAGAATTAAATCGCCTTGTGCAATCAAAACGTCTTTCTGACTGCACACTGAAAATGCATTGCAATATTTGCAAGCTGTAACTTGACCGGGACGCTCAAGAACCAATCCTTTACCACCATCTTCTGCATTACGGATCATGGCTTCAGATTTGGTATCAAAGTTCTTTGTACTGCGTGCAGTCTTGTCTGGATTCTTGTAGTACTTGAATACAGGCGCACTACGCCACAGCTCTTCATCTGTACACAGTGGAATTGACTCTTCTGGTTTATCCCAGTAGTAATCAATCTGAGTTAGTTTGGCTTTCACATACTGTTCAGTTTCAGCTACTGTCTTCAAAGGAAGAATCCTTTGTTGAATACGCTGTTGTGGATAGTGTGGTTCTGCCTTGGCTCTGGCTGCAGACCAGTCAGTAAAGATGAACTGAATAGCCATCTCATCTTGGGTAATGATGGTTGGATTCAACCAACGATAAATACTACCTTGAAGGATATATTTATCATCGTTGGTATTGTTCATTGCAGTGTAGACAGTTGTAGTTTTGAAGTCTTCAACTCGACCTTCACCTACAAAGTCAAACTTACCAGACACAGTGTGTTTGCCTACTTTTCTGTAGGCACGCTGTTCAAGATAAATAGGAATAACACCATCAACTAGATCTTCTGGCTTAGGGTTAATAACAATACGGTCAATGATCTTTTGGGGATGACCCAAAGCTTTCATTGCACTACTGTAGTTATGAATCCAAGCACGCTCAATACCATCATGAATAGCTGTCCCCATACGAGATGCAACCAGTTGAGTTAAGTCAACAGTAGCATCTTCGTTAGATACCCGGTTGCTCAAGACAACTTGACGTAACGGTTTAATTAAAGATGTAGCAGAGATAGTTGCTTCATCATGATCGTAATGATCGGTTGCCAGAAATACCGCTACTGAAAGCGGTACTGCTGATGTATTAACGTATGAAGGCATAGGGTTTCCTTATTTGGTCAAGACAGCGCAAGGATTGCGCTTAGTCTGGTTTATCTGCATTGAGTTGGAGCCACCTGTTAATGGTGTCTCTGGCTTCTTGAATATCCTTGTAAGCTGACTTGCCACCAGTGCGTACACCGGATAGCAGTAGCTTCTTACTGGCATGTTGAATACAGCCAGATGGATCTTGAATATTGAATAGCATGTGGGTTGCATACACATCAATTTCAGTTAGGTTTCCCACAGACTTGTAGTACTGTGGATAGGTTTCTGCAAGGGAGGTCTGCGCTGTGCGTATGCTCTTGTTTTCTGTAGAAAATTCTTGTTGACAGTCAGGACAGAAATCTTGATCTGCTTGGGTTGGATTAGAGCAATTAATTGATTTGCAATTGGACATAGCGCGCCTTATAGATAACGTAAACGATGGACCATATAGACCATCAAAAAGACACCCCGGAGGGTGTCTCTTTCAACTTGATTTAAGTTAGACTTGTATTAGATGTATTCACAGGAACCCGCAGTGCAAGCCAATTCCTTGGTGTTCACCGTAGCGTCATCTTTCTCAAAGTTGCTTAGCTTGTCCCAATTGAACTCAGGCATACGAGCCAACAGGTCTTCATATTCCTGCTTGGTGCACTCTGTATAGGGAGCTTGTCGATAGCTGTGATCACTGTGAGGTAGGAAGCTCACACCAGCTAGCTTGTCAAAGTTCCTGTAGACCCAATCACCTACAGCCAACCACTCTTCATCTTTCACATAGACAGTGATAGATACGTTATGTTCAGACCAGTGGGTTTGAAACATCAGGTAATGTTCCAACTGCTCCAGTGCAGTTCGATCATTCCTGAACACAGCATGAGATGGTCCTTGAACCGGGAAACTGAATATGTCAGTGCTGTCTGGTTTGGATACACAGTCTTCAACCGGGAATCCTTGTTCACGCATCAGCTTAGCCAATGGATCTTTCTTGTCAGCACGCACTGTACGGATGTAGTACTCAGAGTACCTAGGATGGATCCCTGAAGCACTGTCTACCAGCTGAGATACTGTCCCTGATGGTTTGACTGTGGTGATAGCTACAGACTGATTGATACCTAGTTTGCTAGCCCACTCTTTGTTTACATCAATGGCATGAGCTTTCATGGCCTTAAGCCACTGTTCTGATTCCCTTGATGTGGTGCTCAGGATAGGGTGATCCATGATGCCTGTGAGCGATACACCCAACAGACGCTCTTCCTCTTGATTACGTTTCCAGATTGAACGTACATAACGGAACTCAGTCAGCATGGACTGATAGGTTCCAATGATGGTGGCTACACGAATCTTGTGCAGTAACATGGACAGAGAATCATCCTTGCGAATGATCACTTCAGACAAGTTACACAAGCCAGCACTACGCAATGTAATCTCAGCACATGGGTTTACCCCCACTACTTTGCTTGCATCACGGCGACCACTCTCAAGAGCTTTCTTGACTGCTGCAGCACGATTAAACACACCACGCTCACCTGATTTAGATTCAATGAGTGAAGTCCACTCCTTGATAAACAAATCCATCTGAGGACGTTCTGTATAGGCTGCTGAGTTGTTTGCCAGTGCACGTTGTGGTTCTGTAACCCACCACTGACCTGACTTGGCTCCACGCATACGATCATCTGACAGATTGCTCAGGCTGATCAATGCACTGCGACGGACTCCACCTACCACCACAATGTCTGCAATCTTGCACACGAGGTCATGACATTCAACTGAGTTGAGCTTGCGACCTAGGGCTTTCTTGAAGGTTTCTACAGTGAAATTGAATAGATCAACCAATGGTTGTGGTCCACTGGCTCGACCACCAAAGGTCTTGAGCTTGGTTCCAGCAGGACGTACTTTCTCTGTAGACCACTGTGGAATATTGCCTGCATACAGATGCATGATTAATTCACGGAAGGCTGATGCCCATCCACCTTTACTGTCTCTTACAACAATAACGGTATCAATAGAAGTGAACTTATCTACTGTTTTAATAACAGGAATGCCATCAGCATCAGGAATAATCTTTGCACCAATAATGGGCAGATTGTTAATGAACTGACGCTCTACTGAGAATCCCATACCAGTGCCACACATGAGAATATAAAGAATCTCATCAAAGGCACGTACATCGTCAATGGCTACAAATGCACAGTTGAATCCTGCCATAGGATCACGTTCTAGTGCTGGTCCTGCTGTCATCAATGCTCTCATAGATGGCATGACTTGCAGGTTTACTATGCTTTTATAAACTTCATGGGTAGGAAAGTCTGGGAACTTTGTACCAAAATAGTTTACATATCGGCTTACTGTCTCTTCCCAAGTTTCTCGTCGATGCTCAGAAGGAACCCAACGAGCATATCTGCTCTTGTGAATGTATTCTTGCAAGGGGGTAGGAAGTTGGCTTGTATTACTCATGATTTCCTTGGTTTTGAAATGAAAAAAGCCAGTACTTCACAAACGAGCAGAGTACTGGCTAAGCGTTTAATTAATTGGTGATTACACGTTAATTGGGATTGGGAGTGTACTCCTAGAAAATAGTGATTGGTTTGTACGGTTAATAAGCACCCTGAGTAAGGGCTGACCAACTTACTGGAAACAATGGGGCAATGATTTCATTAACTTGGTCTGCTAGATCCTGTACTTCTACCTGAGCATGACTATCTGACCGTTGGTTATAGAAGTTAGAGAATGCATACAAGCTACCTGTCCATACCCAGTTAACTTCACAACCTTGAGGTAGGAAGAATCTGGCTTGTTCTGGACATACACCTTCTTTAATGGCACGCTCATACAAATCAATCTGACCTTCACAGGCAGAAAAGTATTTAGTCATCCAGTAATCACTAGCTGGATGCTTACCTGCACTACCTTGCTTTACTGACGCTGCAGCAGCACGGAAATGCTGTGGCATAAACAGTACTGGACGACTTGAAATGTATCGTCTGGATTCTTCTGACTCTACAAAGCCTACTTTATGCTTGAAGCACTGTACTCTGATGGGTACTGGTGCTGACATACGCAAAGTAATGTGTGGATGCCCAAATGGAACCCAATGTTCTGGGATCTTACGTAGATAAACTGCTAGAGCAGTTGCTTTATCTCGGTCTGTTTCATAAGTAAGCTCACTAATGAGACTTTCCCATGCAATACCTGCCATTCCACGAGCCAAGAACCTAACTAAGTTATTGTTCTGGTCTTCTGTGAAGTTATCCGCTAGAGTAGCGAATGATTGTCTAGCATAGTTTGCTACATCTCGGTCAGTGAGATAATGATTGAGGTATTCTGCTTTCATGGTTCTTTCTTAGTTGGTTAAAGGAAATAAAAATGGCTACTGTTTGTGGAACAGGCACATGGAGTGGGCCTTTACCGGGTGATCCCGATAATAATATCTCTCTATCTGCTGAATCTTGTTTTGGTGGTGTCAGAGTGTCTTGGACGTTTCCATTAGTTAATCCCTTTGCAGTAGCACATGTTAATGTTTACAGAGCAACTGTCTTGGATTTTTCTACAGCAATTCCAATTGCTAAAACACATGCTAATGGTTACTTTGATCCAAATGAAACTCAAAATACATACAACTATTACTATTGGATAAATGTTGTATCTGTTAATGGGACTTCAAATAGCGTAGTTGGTCCTGCTTTTGCACAGTCAAAACCAACTGTTCAATCCGTTATACAACTAATGACAGGTCAGATTGACGACGGTATGCTGGCTCAGTCTTTAAAAACGGAAATTGGTAAAGTTTCTTTGCTTGGTGTTGACATTCAACAGGAAATACAAAACAGGATTACAGCAAATATTAATCTTGGGCTTTCAGTAACAGATGTTCAAACTGATGTTGAAAATGCTGTTGTATTGCTTCGAGATGAAATAAATCAGCGTATTACAGATAATAGTGCTGTAGTAGAGTCTATAAATCTAGTTGCTATTGGTACTAGTGAAGCCACTGCAGCCATAGCTACAGTTGAAAGTGCCAAGATTGGTTATGCAGTATTAGTTGGTACTGCAACACCTTTTGATGGTGATGGCGTAACTATTGTTTATCCTGCCCTTACATATCCAAGTATTGATTATCCAGAATATGCAGAAAACCGTACCCGCATTATTGATAAACATGGTGTTACTGTATGGAACACTACACCAGCAGGTATTTTAAAACCTGCTGCTTGGTTAGTTGGTTTGCCATTGGCAACTGCAGTTAAACAAGTAGGTGTTGTTGGTCCAGATGGTCAATTTGCCACAGTTGAGCAAGCTTTTACTGCTCAAAAGGGACTGAATGATGAGTACAAAGGTATGTACACAGCCAAGGTTGATGTTAATGGCTTAATTGGTGGATTTGGTATCTATAACGATGGTGATGTTGTAGAAGCTGGTTTTGATGTTGATAAATTCTGGATTGGTAGAACTACTAATAAAACTAAACCGTTCATTATTGTTGACAATGAAGTGTTCATTAATGAGGCAGTTATTAATCAACTAACTGTTGATAAGTTACGTACTGCTACAGGTGGTGTAGTCATTCAAGATGGCACTATTCGTTTAGATATGATTGACTATGGTTGGAGTAATGTTACTGGTGCAGGTAAACCTGCAGACGGCGCAACTCGTAACGTAGCAAAAGGTGAATGGGCATCTGGAGTCAGCTATGTTTTAGGTGATAACGTGCTTAATGGTGGATACGGTTGGGAGTGTATTTTTGTACACGTATCAACTGCATTAATCAAACCACCAACTTATCCAGTTACTTCTAATGCATATTGGATATTGGCTAATGTAGGTGGTGTTAACGGAGTTGATGGTGTAGATGGCAAAGATGGTATTAATGCACAAACCGTTGTTAAGGCATTTTCTTTTACTCGCGCTAATTCGGCTGTTGCACCTTCTGGAGGAAGTTTTTCTAGCCCCAACCCTACTACTATTGACTGGAGTGATGGGGTTCCTCCAGACAATAACTTACCACTATGGATGACCACTCGTATTTTTACGAGTGATGGACTATCACCACATCAAACTGTATGGTCAACACCAGCAAAGATTGGGACACCTTCTACAGGATCTAAAGTGCAATTCAGTGTAAATGGTAGTAGCTCTTGGCATGACACACCTGCTACTAACGATTACTACATGCGCTCAGGAACTAGCACAGATAATGGAAGTACTTGGGCATATTCTGGCGCAGTAAAGATTAAAGGTGAGATAGGTGTTTCTGGTCAAGGTCAGGTTAAGGGTGTCTCATTTATTAGAGCAACGTCTACTTCAGCACCTTCTGGTGGTAGTTTTGCTTCACCCAATGCAACAACAGCTAATTGGTCTGATGGTATTCCTGCGGATAACAACTTACCTTTATGGATGAGTACACGGATCTTCACCAGTGATGGCGCATCTCCACAGCAATCTGTATGGACTGCTCCAGTAGTAGGATTAAGTGCAATGGTTCCTGTACGTAAGCCACCGTTTGTACCTAGGATATAACTAGTGTCCACGTCCAATAGAC